TTCATTAACAATATTTACATTAAATTAAAATTTAATTATCTAACTATATAAATATATAATTAAATGTCTTCAATTGAAGGAATTCTTGTTCCAAATAATTATAATTTATTTTGTCGACTAGCTAATGGTTCCCCATACAATCCGGGTGGTGGTGGTCCCGTAGGACCTACTGGAGTAACTGGTGCAACTGGTTCAATAGATGGTTATTTAGGCCCTACTGGACCAAAAGGAATTACTGGACCATCTGGATCAGGTGCCGGAGGAACAGGTGCTACTGGACCAATTGGACCTACTGGGCCAGCTGGTAATGTAGTTACTCAAGCAAGTTTACAACAGGTAACTGGACAATATTATGGATATCATAATATGACAACTCCTGCAATTGGATTTAGACAATCCATTATAGCAATACCTACACCTAAACAAAATGCCAATTATACGGTACATTTAGAAATAGCAGGTAATTGGCAAACTCCTACTATAGCTACATCTTCATATGTAATGGATTTATCATTTCAATATAGTGCAGGTACTTGTTCAAATTTAAGTAGTACATTGCAATATAATAGTGGAATTGGTGGCCGTGGTCCTTCTTTTGGTATTCAAGCAAATATTGTTGCTGGTGTTGTCGTTCAAGTCAGTGTTAATGATAGTACATATGCTATAGATTGGTCCACTACTTATACTATCGTATATTCACCTCATTAAATAAATAATTTACATATATTTATATCTCTAATATAAATATATAATCAATGTCAAGTGTCGAATCCCTTCTTCAAGTGAATAATTATGATATTTGGGGACTTACATTAAACGGTCAAAATCCAAGTGGAGGTGCAGGACCCACAGGACCAACAGGAGCCACAGGTCCATTAGGTATAACAGGCGGTGTGACTGGATTTACAGGTCCTACTGGCGCAATTGGTGATACAGGTGCTCAAGCCGGAAATACTGGACCATTAGGACCAACAGGACCAACAGGAACACCAGGAACAGTAACAGCAAATAGTATTAATGCAATTAAAGGTTCATATACTTCTTATGCAGTAGCTCCTAATAACCCAGCTGGTTCTAGTCTTCTCATATGCCTTCTTCCTGTTGTTACAGTTAATAGTGCATATACAGTACAAATTACTACAACTGGCTTATGGAGTAATGGTAATTATACAGTCGCAAATATATTATGTAATTATTATGTCAATGGATCTGGAGTACCTGTTTCACTTACTTATGCCCAATCTTTAACTGCTGGTTCCAGTCCAAGTCTTGGTTTTCAAATAGCAATTAATGCTATTGATCAAGCAGTAGCTGTTTTTGGAGGAGATCAAAATAATAATATCGGATGGGTAACTACGTTTACAATAACAACTGCATCTTAAATTATTTATCACAAATTATATTTCTATTATATAGTTATATAATCAATGTCCAGTGTTCAATCTCTATTGCAAGAGAATAATTACGATATTTACTATCGATCACTAAACGGGATTTCTAGTTTCATATCTATAGGAAATACAGGACCTACTGGACCTACAGGAGCACAAGGAGCATCTCAGGCTGATTCTGGACCTACGGGAGTAACTGGTCCTGCTGGTCCTACAGGTATTGGTACTTCTTATCCAGGTTCCATAGGTCCCACAGGTCCAGAAGGTCCAAATAATCTTAGTAGTGCAACATTGCAAACTATAACACGTAAATATAGTTCATATACAAGCACTGTAACTCAATCATCATCAGCAGCAGTCGTAATTGCTAGTTTTGTACCATCATCAATTATACCTAATTCGTCTTCTTGTTACATTAATGCATCTGTAACAGGGACTTGGAGTAATGGTGTTACTACAACTGGTATAACTTCAAGAATTTTTCTTATTGGATTTAATGTAGGTGCTTCCGGTTTACCTAATACTGCTCCAGGAGCTAGCACCGTCACTCGTTATTCTGCTCAAAGTGTAGCTCCAAGTTTTGGTGTAAATGTTATTAATAATGGTTCAGTTGTTCAAATAACAGCTGGTGATAGTTCTGCTAATATTATTACTTGGGTTGTATCTTATGATATTACTTACACACAATATCCGGCTTCATAAATAATTATTATCTAAATTAAATTATATAATCAACATGAGTTCAGTCGAAGCACTATTACAGCCGAACAATTACAATATCTATGCCCTTAGTTTTAACGGTGCTACAGGTGCTGTGTCAGGACCAACAGGAGCACAAGGTGTTACAGGCCCAGCAGGACCAACTGGTCTTGATGGTCTAACAGTGGTTGGCCCTCCTGGACCAACAGGTTCACAAGGAGCCACAGGAGCACAAGGAGCAACAGGAGCTCAAGGAGTAACAGGATTGGGTGCAACAGGTCTACAAGGTGCCACCGGTTTACAAGGTGCCACAGGACTCCAAGGAGCTACCGGTTTACAAGGAGCCACTGGTTCACAAGGAGCAACAGGAAGTCAAGGAGCCACTGGTTTACAAGGATCTACTGGTTTACAAGGAGCCACAGGAGCTACTGGTGCTGCTGGTTCAGGTTCTACTGGCCCAACTGGTTCTGCTGGAGTAACTGGTGCCATAGGAGCCACTGGACCTAGTACAGGAATGCTTTATTGGAGTACTGGTTCTGCTGCTATGAGTAATTATTTTATGTTGTATGGTAGTCAAACTGCAAGTGAATCTGCTGCTCAATTGGTAATGCCTTTTTCAGGTACTTTTACAACAATATGTGCTTATTTATCTTCAACTGCTAGTTCTAGTACTACTTTTACTCTTAGATTAAATGGTGCAAATACTGGATTAAGTGTAGGCATACCTCCTTCTTTTCAAGGAGAACAATCATCAGTAAATATTCCATTCAGTGCATTTGATTTAATTTCTTTAGAAATCACTTCAGGACCTCCAGGAGCTGTTGCTTATGTGAGTGTAGCATTTACATAAATAATTAAATATCTAAATTATTAATATAATGCCAGTTCATAAAGGAAAAGATTTTTATCAATGGGGCAAACATGGTAAAAAATATCATTACATTTTAAATAATAAAAAATCACGCGAATCTGCAAAAGCTAAAGCAGCTAAACAAGGCCGAGCAATTAAAGCCAGCCAATCAAAAAGATTTATTTAATGATCAATAATAATTTAATATCTAAATTAAATTATATAATCAATGTCAAGTGTCGAAGCGCTTCTCCAACCAAACAATTACAATATCTATGCCCTAAGTTTTAATGGTGCAACAGGTGCAGTGCCAGGTCCAACAGGTCCCCAAGGCCCTACAGGTCCAATACCTACAGTGTTGCCTGGCCCAACAGGACCAACTGGTGATGCAGGTTCAACTGGTCCTGCTGGTGCAACTGGTGCTATAGGTCCAACTGGAATATCTGGTGCTGGTTATGTGAGTGTTTATGGAACTTGGCCTAATTTATTAGAAAATTCAGAACAATATGGTATAGGTGCTGGTTCTGCTGCATCATTTGCTAGTGGTTCTAATATTATCTTCAATTCACTAATAGGTCAACAAGTCTTTCCTTTTTCTGGAGATGCCACTTATAATCTTTCAACTGGTGCACTAACTATTAATACTTCTGGTGTTTATCGATTTCTAGTTACATTACTTGATGCAACACTTGCAACTGCACAAAGTTTTGCTATTAAGGATAATGGTACTGCAATATTTGAAGCAAAACAAGCATCTGCACAAAATAATACACTCACCTTTTGTGCTACTTTTGATTTAGTGGCAACTCATGTAATTACTATTCAATCAACAACATCTACATTTACTCCAGTGGTCGGATCACCATATACTTGCACTTTAGATATGGCACGTATAGGTGGTTAAATAAAATATAATTAATTTAATCATATTTTATATTTATAAATATTTAATGCATTCGATGTTTTAGAGTTGATCGGCGCATTCTGGCACCTGCTCTCACACCATAGGCCGAAACACCTCCTTCGCCTTCTCCTTCACCTTCTCCTAAACCAAGTAGAGGAGCAACATAAGGAGCTACTGATTTACCAATATCAAAGGCTGTTTTAGCGTAAGGTTGAATTCTATGCCAAATGTCAATGAGCTTATTCTTTAAAGTAGTTAAAAAATTGCCCCCGTTAATATGTCTCACATCTTCGTACGTAAGAAGGGCATGACCACTCTGTTTGTGGGCATCAAGAATATCATTTGAAGTTAGGACCCCTACTAAGGTGCTTGTTTGGCCGTTGAAAATACTAAAGAGGCCTTGAGAAATAGTTACAATATATAATGTTGGCGTAATCGCATAGGGAGCAACGTTCTTAAATGTTCCGGTGACCTGCAGTGCTATTTGGGCTAGCTTACCCGGAGCATCAAGTGATTCTACAGCTTGATGCTCCCTTAAATACCTTTTTCACTAGACATTTCCGTCTAGATCATAAAAACTATAGATTCTACTCTATAGCACTCTTTCGAGTGGGGGTGGACTATACCTTAAGCCAGTTCAGGTTGATTAGACCGTCAAAACTGACCGATAGCAACGTAGTCTCTGAGGACTTGATCATATTCTATCATATCGAACTTAGATCAAAACCTGCGGATTGCCCATTTATTGTTAATTAAAACAAACATCTCTTAAGTTTTTCCTATACCAAGGGGTATTACCTCTGCCATAATTAACCTTTCGGATAACTACTTAGGATTAAGAGTTTTAGGGGGTTCCCGCATATCACTATCTTGCTTAATTGAATTATATTCAATCAAACTAGTAGGTTATATTAAAGTTATATTTATACTGTTTATCTAAATAGGTGATATAACAACCTATTTAGCAGCCTACTATTTAGGGCCAGAATTAAATCTTTCAAGCTGCAGCAAGTGCATTATTGAAAGAGCTATTAAAAGACCCTATATCGAGCATATCAAGTGCCAAAACAGAACCTGTTCCCGAATATTGATTGGCAGCAGTTCCAAAGCCTGCTCCCATCACTAAACTATTATTTTTTTCCCCGCTCCAGGCAGTCCATGTCATATTGCAGCCGTTTTTGACACTTAGCCGATACAATTCTCTCTTAGAACAAGATGCCAGTACTGAATTTCTATTAGCAAACTGAATTGAAATATTTTCCAAGGCTAAGAAGGTATCCGGAGTGAATGGGTTAGCATATAACATATTATTATTAGCTCTGGCGAAAATATATAATTTAGAAGGAATAGAGCTGAGCTGCACGTTATTTGAACTAATTTGTTGGACCTGTCCAGGTGCCATACTACTAAAGTCGGTTGGGTAACGCTGTACATCAAAAAACGGGTAGTTAAACACTTTTGACATGTTTGCTGATTTATCAACCAATTGGGGCTGGAGGTATTGAAAGGTCAAAAGAGGTTGAGATTGATTATATGAGAATGCCGGACTGAAATTTGAGAATTGCATTGTTGATGTAATAGTTGTTGGAGTAAAAGCAACACCACTTCCATTATGACCAATATTATCAATTGCAATCATTCGGTTAGCATTATTAATAAAGTTCAAATTTAGATCAAAAGTTGTTAGGTTAAAGAATCCGCTCTCATCATGACAAAATGAGCCCCAGAAGAGGGGTGAGAGGAAGATCGGAGTCGAATCCACAAAATCAAGAACACTTGTACAAGTTGAAATGCCCATTCCAGCAGCATTATTGACTTGTGATACAATAGTGAAGGGGAAAGCTTGAGGAGCTAAGTCATCAATACCATCTTGATAAAGTGCCATCGGTGATCTTGCAGCTCCATAAAGGTCTCCAAATTGTTGACTTTGGCAGCAACCATATGTAGATGTAGCTGAATATTCACTTGCTTTGAGACGTCTATCGATATTAAAGTGCTCAACAGCCGACATAACATCAGATATATTAACGGAAACTGCTTGGTTGTTTAATGTCATAATCATGCTCTCGAGAGATTTCATAACCGGGTACGATCTTATTGCTACTTGTGCATAATTGAATAGAAGTACTCCAGGATTTAGTCCTGTAGCAACAACTGTTACTCTTACTGGGGTCTGTAAATGAACACGTCGATCAATCCAAGTTTGGGCAGTTGGAGGTGCAGAAAATTGAATTGAGCTAGAAGAAATTGAGGTAGTTGTATAGGATTTGTAAAGTATATCAGCCGCACCACGGAGGACTGGGTATATGGCGGGGAAACTGCATACCCTAGGGTCATTTATAACCACAGGATTCAAACGATCAATAGCTAGAGACATAGTTTTTATTATAATCTTATATTAGATTATAATTTAAGATTAAAATAAATCATATTATAGATATTTTATTTTTAGACATTTTTTAATTGCTGATTTCTATATAACTTCTTTGAAAAGAAACCAATTGTAAGAGAAATTGCATCAAATGGATCTATATATATTGGATAAAAGTTATTTAATCTATCTACCCACCAGAATGTTATATCTATTTTTCTTAGAGGTGCATCAGAATTAAGATCAATTAATTTATATGGTCCAGATGCTGTAAAAATAGCGACTGATCTTTGCTGGCCCGGTGCTAAGAGGTCCAATGAATAGGATGATAGAATAGGAATAGAATTTGCTGTTGATAAATTTAAACCACCTGGATTTGGATAATATTCTTTTTGAATTGGTATTGAATTTGTAGTTATAACGATTTTCCTGATTGAATTCAAATAATCTATACTGGGATACTCTTCTGAAATAAGATATGCTGCAGTAGCTCCAGTTCGTAATCCTGTTCCAATTGGGACTGGAGCAATTTGTGAATCATCATATGCTATAGCTGGCCAATTCCAGATCTCAACACGACCATTATTTTCTACAGTATAGAAGCTAAGCGTATTATAGAAGCATTGATAATTGAAGAATACAGTCCAATGGTACCCTGGAGGTGCTCCACCATTTTGAGTTGTGAATAGAATAGGCATAACACATTTTATTAATCCATCATCTGAATCATAAATAAAATAAGGCCAGTTATCGCCACCTCCTGGTGATCCGGCATTGATCCATGATTGTTGCAAACTGTAATTCAGCATGTCTACATAATGATTGTAATCATATACGTAGTAATAAAGTGGATTAGTTGGATTATTTGTTAAAGATTGAATTTCAGTCCAATATGTGACATTAACTGGAAAATTAGCAGCTGAAGGATTTGGAGTGCCGTTAGGAGGAGTAGCTGGCGGTACATTTCCATTTTGCTGTAAGCAGCAACCCACAACATATGGAGTTTTATTCGGATTTAAGTTTCCATAAGTAATTGTAAATATTGTTGGATTAATTATTGTAGCAGCAAAACTTACAGTAATTACTGTTTGGCTCACATAACCTGTGACTGTTCCAGATATTCCAGCAATTAAAATTGGTCCACCAACCATTGCTGGAGTAAAGAAAGTTTGAACTCCAGTTATTGTATTTCCAACTTGTGTACCATATGCTTCATATATATCAGGATGAATAAAAGGCATAACAAAGAGTGGTAACTCGCCAAGTGGTATTTGGAAACTAGTAATTGCTGCATAATATTGACTAGGATCTTGAAGAATAGGCTGATCATAGGTTACATTGTATACTGCTTGGACTGATGAATTGATATCTGGATTTGTATTTGTCACGGATATGTTTAAATACACGTTATCGGCATTTGATTTCTGGCTCATTATATATTTATATTTGATAAAAAAATAATGTTTAATAATTTAAATCGGGCGAAGTTAAATATGTCACAATATCATCTGAATTAGCATGCTTAAAGACATCCGCAAATATATTTAATGGTAAATTGCGCATCACCAATCTAAGGCTGCTCCACCTTCCGCATGTGGAAATCTGATTGCCTTTATGTTGAAACGGATATTCATTATATGTTAAATTTTTATATGGTGAATTATAAAAGAGGGCAGTTAAATGTGGATACCATTGATCCGATATTTTTCTAAAATTTTTTGGAATCCACTTGAGCTGATTGTCCAAATAGTTTCCGTAGCTGTCAAAAAATTCTATAGTATTTTCATCTTGTTTGAATACTGCACACCAATGACCATAATCTTTCTTGAGTTCATAAAGTAAGAAAATAGCTCCATATGGTTCTAAAAGCTCATCCAAAGTTTTATATTTATGTAATTCAGAATATAAAACTACTTTGGCTCTTCCCTCAACTAATTGCATTACATCTTTATCGGATAGAGCTATACTTTTTAATTCTTGTAATTTTTGAGTATTAATTTTCTTCATTTATATTAATAGTCTAGATTAAATATGTCCCATTTGAATATAAAACAGCCATCGGATAATTCCTCATTACAGTTACCCAACGGCTTGGCAAATGCTTTATTTCCTCTATTTGTTTTTTATCTAATCCAAAATATACCTGCAGGCAGTATTGTATACCATGCCACGAGCCACTTTTTGGAAAAAAAGTAAAATTTTGTAATTCGTTCATCACCGTACGACCAAACTTTCTTTCATTTGGATTTACTAAATGATTTGTTAAAATAATAGAAATGTCCATTTTTCTACCTACTTCAAGAATATCAACAATTAATTTATCAATTGCATCCTTTATTTCTTTATTTCCGATGGTATTACAATCATCAAAAATAATTAAGCTACCAGTTTCAATTTCATCAAGATCAATCGGATTATCTATAATTGAATCATCAAGAGTAACTTGTATTACTTTTAATTTCTTATAGGCAGGATCATCTTTATGGTCAGTTCTTGAAAATAAATAAATATCATTACCTGGAAATTCTTTTTGGAATGTCAGTGCAAGCTGTACACTATAAGTCGATTTTCCTGATCCTGCTGCTCCAGCCACGTAATTTACACTTCTATTCTGATTGTCCATTGTTGGGAATAGCTGTCCTTTTCCTAAATTAATTTCTCTCATTCCATCATCATCATAATTATCATCAGCCTGTATGTATATTTTTTTTCCTTTTTTTGGTCCTGAAACTACAACAGCAATTTGCTTCCCTGAGTCATAACTTAAAGACATTATATAGTTTATTTATATAATAATTTTAGAAAAATTAAATATCTAAAGGAATATATATAAATACATATATAATCTCTATGGCTTCAAAAAAAGTAATACAGAAGAAATTTAAACAAGATAAATGTGTATCAGATTACAATGTGGATGAACTTGATTATTTAGCAAATCCATTGGGAAAAGCAAATTTTAAACAACCGATTAAAAAAGAAATTAAAAAAGAAGCCGAAAATAAATCTTGGACAGATAAAGTTAAATGCGAAGTGTGTAATAAAGAATATGCGCGCTCTGGGGTAACATCACATCGTGGAACTAAGTTACATCAATACAAATTATCAATGAGTCAAAAATTCATTGGACTTTTGGATAAAAATGTTGATAATTTAAACGCAGGAAAAAGAAAAATTAATATATAGTATAATTATATATAATGCCGAAAATTAATATTGATTTAGGAGATCAGTTAAAATTAGCAGATGAGTGCTATGTAGTCTTAAAGATGATTAAAAAAATTCCAGAAGTGATTGTTAAACCTGAAATTATTCCCGAAACAAAAGAAAAAAAAGAATATACATTAGAAGATCTTAAAAAAGACCAAAAACTACCGAATAGAAAAAAACAATGGGGTAAAACAAATGTTATATGCGAAGAATGTCTTGATGTTACTACAAAGGCAAATCAGTGGCGCCATTTAAAAACTAAAAAACATACTCAAATGTCTGCTATAAATTCAAAATTATATAAGCCAAGACAACGAAAAGCTAAAATTATTGAACTGAAAAAATGGTATAATTTAAAATGAAAAATATAATATATAATATATAATATATAAATACAGTAAAAATGCAACTTGATTTTTTTAAGGAACTCAAATTCGCCGAAACTTTTTATGAAGCCGCATGTAAAGGGCTAGAAGAAAGCGAGTACCCTCCTAAACCATTAATTTGGCTTGCTAATGCAGGTGATTATGTTAATGCATGGGAATTATTAAAAATGGATTTATTATCTGAAGAAGATCCTGAAAGAAAGGCAGATATTAAACAATTCTTGTCTTGTACGATTGCAGTATATACTAATTTTATGTGTAATCTAAGTCGTTTATATGTAAATAATATGATGCCTCCAGATGAAATTCCAGTGAAAGAAGATAGCGAAGATGATTCAGATAAAGGAAAAGGAGAAATTACTGATATGGAATATTTGCAATTTCCAATAGAACAAACTTTAAATGAATCAAGTAATTCAGTCCCGACAAATATTTTATAAATAGAATATATAGATGGCAGCATTTCTTCCAATAATACTTAGAGTTTTAGGAGCAGTTGCTGTACCAATTATTTCAAAAATAATCGGATCCGGTAATTTAATTAAGCTAGATGATATTCCAGGATATGCAAATCAATACAAAATTATGTTAAAAAGAATGAAAGATAATAAATTCGATAAGAAAGATATTATGGCATTTGAAAAAGCAACTACTATTGATGATCTAGAAAAAATTCATCAAAATTTGAGAGGTCCTAAAAAAACAAGAATGGAATTTTTTATAAATCATTTGAAGAACTCTTTACAAAAGGAAGTAAAGGCAGTTGTTAAGAAGATTCATAAAAAACCAACAAAAACACTTTTAAAGAAAAAGAAAGTTTTGAAGAAACAAATTAAAGGATTTCCAAAAACTAAAGATAATGTTCAATCAGTTGTATTTGATAAAGATATGTTTACTATTCTACAAGCTAAGAAATGGCTTAAAGAACATGGCTTTAAATATGGTAAAGTAGATAAAAAATTAAATACTTTGCGATTTCGTCAAATGGATCCTTTAACTTATAAAAAATATAGAACAAAAAAGATTATACCTGGAATTCTATTTGTTCTTGGATTTAATAAATAATTAGTATTTATTAATTATCATAAAATAAATTCTGACTTGTTAGATTTATTTTTTTTTCCTTTATCTTGTTCTGAACTGTCGTCTCTTGATTAATTGCTTTTTGTCTAGCAGCTTTTTCAGCTTTATCATCTCCTTCTTTATAATAATACTTTTTACCATTAAACCCCCATCGATAATAGGATTTCTTAGATTCATCAACACCTTTATACACTACCATTTTATATAATATATTATGATATATATTATTATAATTTAAATTACTGCATTTTTAAGTTGTTTTTTTTTCAAACGATATGCTTTTGAATATTCTTTCATATATTCTTTATTTTTTAAATAATGTGCTTTTTGATATTCTTTTTGATATTCTTTATTTTTAGTACTACCGAGTATTTTATCTTTATTACTTAAATAATATTTTTTACCATATTCCTTTTTCTTTTCAATATTCTTTAAGTAATATTCTTTCTTTATTTTGGAGATAGCATCATAATTTTTTTTATGATATTCTTTAGAGTAGTTCACATCTTTTTTTGCATTTCTTTTATTAATACAGTTTGGAGTAGTATTAATGTAATGCTGTTCTCTCATTGAAAGTTCATCTCTAGAATTACAAGAATAAGCTTCTAGTAAAATAATCTTACATCCATCATACTTAAAAATATCACATGATGCAGTATATGCATTTTTTTTAACACCCTTACAATATAGTGTATAATTATATTTATGCATAGCAAATCGAGCACATAAATATTTTTGAGTTGTTCCTCCCACATAACATTGATCATTTTGAGAATTAATAATTTTATAAATTTTACCGTTTAAATATTTATTTTTTTCTGGTTGTTCTGAAGTCATTATTATATTGATTACATTAGAAAATATTTTGTGCAGCTAATTTTTTATTCATATATCTATATTTACTTAATTCACTATAACACATTTTACAGTTATTTTGTAGACCATCTTTTCTTTTGTAGAATTGATCAACATTTAAATATTGTTTGCAACATCCACAATATTTTTCTTCATCAAATGAATTTTTAGAACATGAATTACATATATCATTAATTTCTCCAGTTGCAGTTACAATATATTGAGTTATCTGAAGTTCTTTTTTGCAACGTACACAATTCCATGAAATTTCTAAAAAAGGATTATTGTTTATAAATGCTTTACGAGGATCATTCATTATATTATATATATTATATATAATATTAATTAAAGTGCGTTTTTTTAATTAATTTTTACTGCTTTATTTTTCTTTAATTGAAAATATTTTTTATAATAAGCCTTTTTATATTCTTCTGAATTTGTAAATACTAAATCTACAGTTGGAATTAAAGAATTAGATTTACATTTTCTTGCTTTTCTTACTTTAGGAATATGTTTAGCTTTCATTTTAGCTAGATAACATATCATACATTCTTTTTTATGTTTAGTTCCATCTTTATTACTTTTATAGAAATTATTTAGTAATTTAGTATCACCACATTTTATACATTTTTGAGATTCCAATGTAATATTTTTTATTCTACAATCAGAACAATTAGGAAATATAACTACTTCATCATTATCAACTTTATAGAAATTATCGAAAGTTTTATTAGTGGAACAAGATTTACAATGGAATAATCCAATTGATTTAATATTCTTCATTATATATATATATAATATATTTTATTTTTTAAATTTATATGTTTTACCATTTTAATGTTCCTGTCCAGCCTACTTCTATTAATTTCCTATATAGTGTTAATGCTTTATATTCATATTTGGAATACATAACACTAGCATGCCATGATTCTCTTTTCTTTTCATCAATTAAATGATTTATTATCCGAATATCAGATTGAGGACA